TCATCTACAACAGATATTGTAGGAACATTTAAGACTACCCCAAATAATGCAGGAGTTGGAATGTTTGACTTCAGACCTATTATTGAAAGCTTTGTAAATGCAGATAACTTAGCAAGAAGAGGGAGTTCGTATAAAGGAACAGTTATTCCATCTAATTTAAATGTTCCTATTCACTTGATTGATAAGTATTCAAGGAACTTAAATACTATGCGTTACTTGTTTGTAAGATTTAAAATTGAATTTATTAATTCTCAAGATGAGTTGATAACTGGATTTATTACTGATTCTAAAAGTTATAAGGTTTTCAATGGTTACCTAAAACATACTGACGTTTTAGACTTAATTGGAGTTAATTTTGGTTATGATCCTTTAAGATTTCAATTAAGAAATGGTTTAGTAGGTGGACGATTCTTAACAAACGCTGCTTCTACTCAATATGCTAATATTAATGATTACGGTACTTTATCCTTTTTGTCTACTCCTGAATCAGTATTAACATCAGATACAACACTTTCTTACTTTAAAATATCTATGTATGATGATAGCGGAGTGCCTATAGGAGTACCCATACAAATAGATAATCTTAGTACAAACGGAGGTGTCACTGTTTGGAATGCTCAAATTTATAAGCAATTAATGTTCATCGGTTGTTTTCCTGCAAATTTAAGAAATTGGAATTCTTCATTTCAAGCAGCTACTTCTACTTTAAGTTATTATTTCGTGCAGGCTTATAATTCATCAAATCAAGCAATTTCAGATGAGATAACAATTAATATAAATTGTCCTACAACTAAAGGATATGAACCTATAAGACTTTGTTGGTTAAATCAATGGGGAGCTTGGGATTACTACTCTTTTACTCAGAAATCTACTAAAATGATTTCAACTAAAGGAAGTACATATCAACAGTTAGAAGGTAGTTGGAATAAGTCTTCTTATAAAATAGATAGTTTTAAGGGAGGTAAAAAAGCCTTCAGAGTAAACGCTACAGAAAAGATAACTATGAACACAGACTTTGTTAGCGAAGCAGAATCAGAATGGTTTGAAGACCTTATAAATAGTCCTGAAGTATATATATTAAAAGGCTTCCAAAAAGATACTACAGAACCTGCTTTGAATCAGTATGTTATTCCTGTTAGGCTAACAACTTCAAGCTTTACAAAAAAGACTGTAGCAAATGATAGACTTATGCAATACACTTTTGAAGTTGAAAAGAGCAAAACACTTAGAACACAGTCAATATAATGAGCGTTCAACTAATAGTATATCCTCAGAATTATAACGGATTTTACACTGAAATTTCAAGTTCGCCAACTGAATTTATTGTTAATGGTCTTAATTTTTCAAACCTTGATAATACTAGTTCTTATGATTCTAATACTTCGTCATTAGGTGCTGCTTCTATGATAGATACGCTAAACAACCAACCTCCAATAATAAATACTTGGCAACGCTTTAGAACTATAAGTACAGGAACACCTTCCCTACCTACTTCAACAGCAGGTAATTTAGTTTTAAGTGCAGCTTCAACTTCTACTTCTAGTGGAGTTTATCAAAAATTAACTAACTTATCGATAGGTCAAAATTATACATTAACAATTAATTCTGCAAGTATTCCTGCAGGAAAGTATCAGATTGGTGTATTTAACTCCAACAATACAATTTCTATTTGGAGTACAAACAATATACCAAGTACATCTTTTACTATAACATATACGGCTTCTGACACCAATATGACTTTCTTTATAAGTTATCAAAATACTGCAGCTACCACTTGGACAATAAATGATATGTCGGTACAGCCTGTAGTAGTAGGTGCAATACCTTCAGGAGCTACTAACGTTTTAGAAAATGGACAAGTTATTTGTGACCTCTACGAAGATGAAGACATACCTTTAAGTATTAGTGTTGATGACTTTAAAAATGTAGCAGTAAAAGTGCAGTCTTATTCTAAGGCTTTTAACCTTCCTGCAACAAAAAGAAATAATAGAATCTTTGATAATATATTTGAGATTACAAGAAATTATGACGGTGTGATATTCAATCCTTATAAGAAAACCAAATGCGTATTAAAGCAAGACGGATTTATTCTATTTGAAGGGTATTTAAGACTCTTAGATGTATCGGATAAGGAAGGAGAAACTAGCTTCAATGTAAATCTATACTCTGAAGTAATAGCTTTAGCAGATGTATTAGGTGATAGAGATTTCTGGGATTTAGACTTTACAGAACTAGATCACGATTATGATAAGTCACAAATTAGGTATAGTTGGAATGATTTTGGAACAGGAATAACTTATCCAAATCCAAGTACATCAGGATTCAGAGATGCTTTTAGCACAGTAAAATATCCTTTTGTAGATTGGACTCATCAGATTATTGAAGCTAATAATCCGGGAGGTACAACAGGGCCTACAGATAACAATCCTCAACTACCTTCATTAGAAACAGCTTTCAGACCTTTTATAAATATAAAGTATTTAATAGACAGAATATTTCAAGCAACTCCTTTTACTTATGAGTCCGCATTCTTTAACACTACAGACTTCAAGAAACTTTATATGGACTTTAATTGGGGGAGTAATGAATTTCCTACTCTTTCTAATTCTTTTGCTGCTTCTTGGGTATTTGGAACAGGGGCTACTTCAAATGTAGGTACAGGAGCATACAAAGCACTTAGGTTATTGCCTGAAACTTCAGTAGGTGGTGTTGCAGGTTCAACATTACCACCAAATTACAATACAAGTACATACATTATAACAGCTACTACAACTAATGAAATGTATAATGTTTCTTATAATTTCAGAGTTGAAAATACTAATATAGCATCATCTGAAAATGCTCAATTTAGATGGCTTCATAAAATAGGTGGAGTTGCTCAACCCGATATTGATTCATTTTCTGGAATTTATTCTTATGGAGCACCAGGCTTAGCATATTTAGGTTCTTTTGATATAACGCTTAATACAGGAGATACATTAGAAGCACAATTTTTTGGATCAAGTGCATTTGTGCAACAAAGTGAAACACCTGCCTTTTCTTCTTCAGCTGTATTTGTTCAGTCAAGTTCAGTAGTAAATACAACAGGACTATTAACATTAAGAGGAGAACTAGGACAATGGGATTTCTTAAAAGGATTGATTACTATGTTTAACTTAGTAACTTTAGTAGATGAAGATAATCCTAACAATATTCTAATAGAACCTTACTCAGATGTGTTTATACCTACAGCTACAGCAGGAAATACACTCGCAAATAGAGGTATTGAACACGATTGGACTGACAAGATAGATGTATCGGAAATGAAGCTTACACCTTTAACAGACCTCAACAGAAAAACTTTTTTTAAGTTTGTTGAAGATGATGAAGACTATTCTTTTAATCAGTACAAGAATCAAGTAGATGGTCATTTATACGGAAGTAAGAAGTTTAATGCAGGAAATGAATTTAATATTTTATTTGGTGAAGATGAAATTGTTGCAGAACCTTTTGCATCAACAGTAGTAAAACCTTTAATGTCACAGTTTCCTTCTTTTATAACACCTGCTGTTTATTCTATGAATGATGACGGAACTTCTGAGGGCTTTGCTAACAGCCCAAGAATTATGTATAACAATGGAATAAAAGATACAGGCGCTTCTTATTATATACCTCCTCAAAATGGTTCTAGTAGTTTAAACCAAACTGACTTCCTTCAGTTTAGTCATTTAACAGATGTTCCTACTATACAATCGACACCTTCCGCAGCAGGTTCGTTAGATTTCCATTTTGGAGAATGCCAACTTATGACAGGTGTAGGTAGTGCTGTTCCTGACAACTTGTTTAACTTATATTGGCTTCCTTACTATTCAGAACTTTACAATCCAAATACGAGAACTATGACTATCAAAGTAAACCTTAGTCCTGCTGACATCAATAAATTCAGATTCACTGATAAGGTCTTTATTAAAAACAGAGTATTTAGAGTAAACAAAATAGACTACAAACCAAACGACTTAGCAACAGTTGAATTTATACTTATACC